ACTTTGACTAGTTTATGGACCATCAAATCAGAGAATCATTTGATTCTGGTTTCTTCAAAAGAAATCCGCACAGCAACAGTTGCTGAACTTAACGCCAAACGCCGGCTAACAAGCGCTGAGCAAGCATTAGCGGAGGTGTCATGAACAGCTTTACACACCAAATCAAAGATTCTCGCCAGCAAAGTGAAATCCAATCTTTCTATGAGCCTGCATTGCGAGTACTTGGCCACCTATTTGAGGTGAAAAAGCAAAATTTACGTAACAAAGGTTATGACGAAAATAATGCAGCGGTAACACGTGATGAGTTTATGCAAGGCCTAGTTAATGATCATGGTGTACACGGCATAAATCTTTATCACGCGGGTGTAATTATCTCGAGTCTGTATAGGGCTAAAAAAATTCGATATTTGGGTAGCTTCATCCAAATTATTGAAGGGGATGGTGGCGCGTGATCCCACAAGAACTAATTAATGAAATTAGGCAAAATGCCCTTTTTGTTATAAATCATAGCGGTGGAAAAGATAGCCAAGCCATGATGATAAAACTACTTGAGTTTGTTCCTAAGGAGCAAATTCTTGTAGTTCATGCAAGTCTTGGTTTTATGGAATGGCCAGGAGCATTAGAGCTTGCACAGAGTCAAGCTGCTGCAGCTGGCGTTGATTTTATTGTGGCCAAAGCAAGTAAAACATTTCTTGATATGGTTCTGAAACGATTTTCTGAACGCCCTGAGGTTCCTTCATTTCCTTCACCTAAGTACCGCCAATGCACCAGTGACTTAAAAAGAGATCCTATCAAGCGAGAGGTACGCCGTTACGCAAAGGCTAATGATTTCAATCGAATAGTAAATTGTGTTGGTTTGCGTGCTGAGGAATCTAGCCATCGTGCAAAGCAAATGATCTTTAAACCTGCAGCTGAGAATGGTAAAGCAGGTCGCACCTGGCATGACTATCTTCCGATACATTCTCTTACAACCAATGAGGTTTTTCAGACCATTAAAAATGCTGGTCAATCACCTCATTGGGCGTACCAGGATAATGATCGTTTAAGTTGTATCACTTGCATTATGGCAAGCGCGAGAGACTTAATTAATGGTGCAACAAAAAATCCTGAATTCTATGCATTGATGTGTCTGGTAGAACAAATTACTGGATATGCAATGCACGCTAGTTTGCGGTTCCTTCCTGATCTAACCGGTATACATCCTAATTATTCACTTTTAAGCGAATACCAAGATCTAGTTTCAAAGTTTTCAAATACGCGCTCTAACAGAAAACGTATACAAATGCTGGAGGTTGCAGCATGAGTAAGTATGTCCCTAATTCATTCCAAGTTGCGAACGCTTTTGTAGATGAAGCAATGAGTAAAATCTCTGATGCTTCAGTAAAAATCTATTTGATTATTAACCGTAAAACACGTGGCTGGGCAAAAGAATGTGATGCGCTTTCACTTACGCAACTAGAAGAACTGTCAGGGAAAAGTCATCCAACAGTCGTTAGATGTACAAAAGAGCTTGTTAAAGTTGGTTTAGTAAGAAAACATGAGCAATCTGTATATGGGAATGTTTACTCATTAATAGACAATTATTTTGTTGGTGAGCATGTAAACTTCCCAAACAAGAGTTCAGTACTTGTTCAGTCTTTTAGCTTATTTAATGGGCAGCTAGTTAAAATTTTTAACTACCAAAAGCCTGTGTCTAAAAAATCAGTTAAGAGCAAAAAGAGTAAAAATCTGTGTTTAAATTTTCCACAAAAATCTCGGTTGCTAGTTAAAAATTTTAACTACCTTGAAAATACTAGCCAGTTAAATTTTTTAACTACTGCTAGTAAAAATTTTTTACCCCTACTAGTTAAAATTTTTAACACACAAAACACACTATCAAAACCAACTTATCAAAATAAAAAAAATACATGGTTTGTTTTAGAAAATTTGAAGTTTGAAATTTGTTCTATCAATCCGTCAATTGATACGGATGAGATTTTCAAGGCCTCTTGGTTTGAGAGAGAGTTAAAAGCATTCAAAGGTTTTAACGAAGGTCGCAATCACTCTGATTACGATATGGTTCGATTCTTTGCTGAGTGGATGCTTAAAGCACGCGCTAAATACGCCAAGATGAAAACACCGGCACCTCGCCAAAACAATTATTCAAATGGTCAGTCAGCTAAACCAGCTAATCAAATTCCTGAAGTAATTACTTTCGCATCTGAAAAACAACTATTCGCGTTCGCACGCCGTTTAGTAAACCATCCTGATTTCAAAGATACATTTTGCCATACCGGTGAATCATGGATGGATGCTGGAAAGCGTATGGCTCAAAAGTTGGTAGATCCTCAGGAACAAAAACCATTTATTCCGTATTTGATCGAGATGGGTTTTAAAAACTCATCCAAGGAGACGGCTGCATGATTACTCTAAATAAAACTACCGGCATTCAAAAATTAAAAGAGATTCTTCAAGAATTTGATTCTTGTATGTACATCGAACGTGACAATTTTTTTGACAAGCATTATGACCTAGTTAAAAGCGAAAGTGATATTGAGCAAATTCGTATTGCAGTCAAAGCAGCTGAATTAAAGAGGGGTACACGTGTCAAAGTAAATTTCACACATGTACCAGACAAGGGTCAAAACAAAATTCATTTTGTTGGCAATGGTACTGTCGATCTGTTTGAAGATAACCGGGTATTTGGTCGTTTAGATGATGGCTGACCTTTTTGCTGTTTAGTCTCAGATATAGAAATTTTGGTTTCAGAAAAATTAGAAAAGGAAGATGGCTACGAAGAATCTAAGGCAGTCAATAAAGTCTATTTTTTTCTTTGTTTGGTCTTGGGCTGTGCAGTAGTTAAGGGGTGTGGCCTATGAAAAAGGTTATCAGTTTTAGTGGTGGACGTACTTCAGGGTATGCAGTCAATCTCTTTAAAAATGATCCTGATGCTTATTTTATTTTTATGGATACTGGCGCAGAGCATCCAGCTACTTACCAATTTATTAAAGATATTGTTAAACATTGGAAAATAAATCTTGTATGTCTTCGTGTAGTCGTTAATCCACAAATGAAAAAGGGTGTGGGCTACAAAATTATACCCCTTGATGAGCTCAAACAAGACTTGGAACCTTGGAGAGATATGCTCAAAAAGTATGGAAGTCCTTATTACGATATGCCGTTTTGTACAGCTCGTATGAAAACTGAACCTTTTGAAAAATATTGCAATGATGTGTTTGGGAAAAACAACTATGAACGATGGATTGGTATTAGATCTGATGAGCCAAAACGGTTGCCAATTGAGGTTTTAGAAAAGCTTGGTTTACCTATTCATAAAGACGCAAAGAAGCAGAAAGCCGGGTTTAGATATTTAGCTGAAATTAGTGATTTCACTAAAGAAGATGTTTTGGACTGGTGGGAACAACAACCTTTTGATTTAGCAATTACAGAACATCTAGGTAATTGTGTTTTTTGTATTAAAAAACACTTAAACAAAGTTGCACTAGCTGCCAAAGACGAACCTGAACAAGCAGTGAAATGGATAGCGGTTACTGAAGGCGAAAACGTCAGATCTGAAGGTAGAAAATACAACCATCATCGGATGTATCGAACGCGGTTACATTTGAGCGATGTTATAGAGGCTTTCAAAAATCATGACAGAGATGAGCTTTACAACGCTCTTAGAAGTAGCAAGCGCTATGAAACAGGCTCTTGTACTGAATCATGCGAAGCCATTATTTGAGGGAATGGTGGATGAAGTTAACTAAACAACAACGGGCAGAGTTAAAACAAAAATTTGGCGGCCATTGTGCGTATTGCGGTGAAATGCTCGGTGATAAATGGCATGCGGATCATATCGAAGCTGTGAAACGAGATTTAATTCATGTTGGCGGTGGCAAGTTGATTACTGGAGAAATGACTAGACCGCAAAACGACACTTTGGAAAACATGAATCCAGCGTGTGTTCCTTGTAATACAAACAAGTCGTCTATGCCCTTGGAAGGGTGGCGGAGGATGCTCACACATTATCGTGATGTTCAGTTGTTACGAGATAGCACACATGCTCGTCATTTACTACGTTTTGGGCTGATTGAAATCAAATCTGAGCCTGTGAAGTTTTTCTTTGAGAGTTATAAAGAGGGCCAGTCATGAATAAACCATTAGAAACTTTTGATATAGACGCAGCAAAGGCTCGCTACGAAAAATTACGAGGCCGATATAACCGGAGTGGGCTATCTAATACTGATTACAACGAGCTACTTCAATTAGAAAAGGCAATCGAGCAAGCAAAGAAAGTTAATGAAGGAGCGCCGATTGATGAGCGAAAATAAGTTATCACCAAGACAGTTGGTACTCATTCGACGGGCAGCTGAAGATGCTATACATGCTTGCAATAGACATTACGGCCCATTTGTTGACTATGTTGCTCACCCATTAAATATCATTTCATTGGTTGATATGGCGCAAGAAAGCCTACACCAGCAAGAGCTAATAAAACAAAAGGATACAGTAATAAAATTTGCTAACAGTATGGCGAATTTAGATCAACAGAAGTTCAAGGAATTACAAGAACGGATAAATCTTGCCCTGCAACAAATACAAGGCAATTTGCAATATGTTGAGCAGGATAAGAGAGAAAACTTTGAATTTCTGCAAATGGCTATGATTCGAGCATTTAAAGAATTAGAGAAAGTGCTCAATGGTGGTGAGCCTAAATGACATCGATGAGTTTAGCGGATTATCACTCTAAATTTCCAAACGGCCATAAAGCTAAAAAGGGCCGTAATAAATTTAATGCTTCAAAAGTCACATTAGATGGGATGACTTTCGACAGCAAAAAAGAACTCAAGCGATATATCGAACTTAAAGCCATGCAGCAACGCGGTGAAATCTTTGGATTAGAGCACCATGCAAAATTTGAATTGGCTCCTAAAACTAAGATAGAGGGGGAAAAGAGAACAAAGCCGGCACTTAGATATTTTGCTGATTTTACTTACTACCTCATCAATGGCGAGTACATCGTTGAGGACGTTAAGTCTATTGCTACTAGGAAATTACCTAGTTATCGCAATAAGAAACATTTAATGAAAACTGTACACGGTATTGATATTAGAGAGGTTTGAGAAAAGTTTATGAGCGACATTGAAACGGTAGGCTGGACGGCAGATAAGCGGTTTTTCATATTAAAAATTAATATGGAAACGAGTTTGACTACAGATGATTGTGAGGTTTTAGCAGGATTGTTTGTTGAAAAATATAGTCTGGAATTTTCAGGCTGCCAGTTTCATGGAAAGCTCGCAGTGATATGTGGAGATAAAGTTTACGTGAATCCTTGGGCGCTTGATCAAGAAGCAAGTGTAGATGAACCAGTTGAGGAACTGTCATTTAGTGAGTTCCAAACGTTATTGAATAATTAAGGTATAGGGGGTGCTTATCTTATGACTACAGTTGTAATGGATTGGTCAAGATTTTCTATTTTTGAATGGTTCGTTTGTGGCTTAAACCCGAAATCACCTTCATTTGGTGCTGCGAACGTTAGATGTACTGATGGGAGGTCAATAGACTTTCATGACAAATTAGGGGTGGTAGCTGCAATGGGTGATCAACTAACAAAATCAGTTGCAATGGTCATTATGACCGAAGGAAAGTCCCAACGGGATTATGAATATGTTCGCAATCATTTAGCTAAAATAATGATTGATGGAGCAGAGAAAGATAAAAGAAGAGAGCCTAAGGGGATAGCTATTTACCACTTAGCTTGGTTAATTGCTCGTATTGTTATTGATTTTGCTTTAGATCCCGAATTAGAAAACGCACATAAGGATCCTGGTCGACTTGTTTATGCCGGCATTAGAAGTTTCCAAATGGATCCGGAGGTATACCGCAAAACATGGAAACGATACGAAGATATGATGATTGCCGCGCTTAATGAAGAAATTTTAAAAGCTACTGTAATCGCTGAACGCTATAAGAAAGAAACCTTAAATGAAGCAAGAAATTAGTTTCCACTTTTGTGCTATTTGAGGTATAGTTTTATTAAATTGGTCGAAGTATAAATTAGACCAAATTGCATTTAAAAGCTCATCTAAACAGGTGGGCTTTTTTATGGCCTCATTAAAAGCTCGGGTCCTTAAGGATACCGAGTTTTTTTATTTTTAGTCTTAATTCTAGGAATAAACAGCATGACTATGACAAACGCTGAATTAGAGAATGAAATCAAAGCTCTAAAAACTCAAATTACATCTCTTCAAGGAACTGTTAGCAATAAAGCTGATGCTACAGCAGTAAGTGCTTTGAATGCCCGAGTTACTAGTGTGGAAGGTGTAAATACAAGCCAAGGTAATTCAATCACTACTTTGAATAATGGCTTAAATGCAGTTTCGACACGTGTTACTGCATTAGAAAATAAATAAATAAAAAACTCGGTCCCAAATGGAGACCGAGTTTTTTTATATCGAGTAAAACTGGGGACGAAGTACTGCGGTAACAGCACTTCGACCTCCTGACAGATGTAGCCTGCCAAAAGCCAAGCCCAGCTATCGTGCACACGATTTGCGAAGGCTATCAAAAATATAAGCTTTTGCACAGGAAAATTTTTATGAAATCAAAACCAATAATTCCATGGCAAGGTGGTAAAACCCGTTTGGCTAAGGATTTGTTGTGTAAGTTCCCAGAACATTCATGTTATGTGGAATTATTTTGTGGTGGAGCAGCATTATTCTTCTTAAGAGAAGGACCAGCAAGAACTGAAGTAATAAATGATCTGAATGGCGAGTTGGTAAATCTGTACCGGGTAGTGCAGAACCATTTAGAAGAATTTGTGCGTCAATTCAAATGGTGCATTTCAAGTCGCCAGATTTTTGAATGGGAAAAACTAAAAGTACCAGACACACTAACGGATATTCAGCGAGCTGCAAGATTTTATTACCTTCAGCAACATGCGTTTGGTGGTAAGGTTTCTGGGCAGACATTTGGATATGCAACAACAGGCCGCTCTTTAAATCTCTTGCGGATAGAGGAAAGTTTAAGTGCAGCACATTTGCGTTTGAATGGAGTCTATATTGAAAACCTGTCCTGGGATATTTGCTTTGATAAGTATGACCGGGAACATACATTTTTTATGCTGATCCGCCGTATCTAGATACAGCAGGTTATGGAGTAGATTTTCCATTAGATCAGTATGAACTTCTTTCTGAAAAGATGAAGACTTGCAAAGGGAAGGTAATGCTATCAATTAATGATCATGAAAAGATTCGTGAAATCTTTAAAGGTTTTAATTTTGCATGTACTTCAATTAATTATTCTGTTGGTCGTGATTTGGCTGCTAAGAGTAAGAAAAGTAATGAACTGATAATTATGAATTATTGATCTCATAATTTGGTTTAAAAGTTTGCCGTAATAATTGCGGCGCAAACGGCCCCTCTAAAAAATGGTTATTGGAGGGGCTTTTTCTTTTTGGAGAAATAAAAGTGCGTATGAGCCGATTATTACTAGCCACAACTGCTGGATTAATGGCCTTAAATACAAAACTAAGTGTTTTAAGCGCCTTGGTTGCATCATGTGGACACGCATCACCTTTGAGCTGTAAGGCAAATACAGTAAAGAGTAAACCTAACAAACTAAGTCAAAAGAAAAAACGCCTTATTGCTCGTCGTCTTAATAAACATAAGTGAGCTGGATAAATGGACAAAAACGAAGCTAAAAAAATCTGGATAAATATTCACAGGAACTTGAGCGTTATCAAAATCTCTCCAGATCGGGTCTTAGCCGTGATGAAATGTTAGTTATCGATAGAATAATTCTTAGATTAAAAAAGCAAGTTAATAATTTACGGACGGCCTTATATGGACAGTAACGATTATTTTTGGCTTACAAGAAAAAAAGAACCAAGAACAAAACCAAAAAGCCGCCCATTACCCAAAGCAACTCAAAAATACCTAGAAGCTGAAGAAGAATTTACTCATGCATTAGATGTGCTTGAAATCAAATATGAAAAGAAATTTAAGTTTAAATCTACAAAACATTGGCGATTTGATTTTCATTTAATTGAACATCGTATTCTGGTCGAAATTGCGGGTGGTCCATGGTCAGGTGGTCGAAAAGGTAAGCTCAAAGATAAAGCTTGGAGTATGGATCGATACGATGATGCTGAAGCAATGGGATATACGGTTGTTCGGTTAGAGGCAGCACCAAGTTTTAAAATTAATGAATCTGGCCCGTTACAGATACAAGCTCATTTTGCTAGTCAGTGGCTTAAAAACTTAAAGAGGCAAATATTTAATGGATCAGATCAGACCATTTCCACCGACTGATTTTATTGATCAAGCAGATGAAGAAGAAGCAATTAGACTAACACCAGCACCAGATCTAAAAAAATGGGTTGTTGCTAATTACTTAACTATTGGTGGACCTCTTTATAACCCCGATCATGATCACATAGGTGAACTGCTTCACGATAATGAAGAATTTTTAGCATTTGCTTGGGCATCTTCTGCATATAAAAGCAAGCAAGCTATGGTGTTAGGCCAGTGCGAAAAAGTCATGTTCAATGTTGGTGGATGGCGTAAGGCCAGACAAGAGCAACAGATGCGTGAATGGTTTGGCTTTGTACCAACTTATTTAATCACTGTTGATGCTACCTTTTGCGATAAAGCAAATGATCGTGAGTTTTGTGCTTTGCTTGAACATGAGCTTTACCATATAGGCGTAGAACGTGAAGAAGACGGCGAGATGATCTTCAGTAGTTCAACAGGTTTGCCTAAGCATTTTTTAGCTGGGCACGATGTTGAAGAGTTTATTGGCGTAACCAAACGGTGAGGGGCTAGTCAAAGCGTTAAACGTATTGTTGAAGCTGCAAAAAATCCGCCGTTTGTTTCGAATCTTGATATTTCAAGATGCTGCGGAAATTGTGTAATCAATTGAGCCTTTTGGCTCTTTTTTTTGTCCTGTTTGCTGTACGTAGCTGTACGAAGGGGAATTTATGGCAGCACTAAAAGAGCCTGTGAAAATATTTATTGTTCAAGCTCTTGCATGCCGTGATACCCCTCAAGAAGTGGTTGAACAGGTCAAGCAAGAGTTTGGAGTTGATATTAGTCGTAGCCAATGTGAATGCTATGATCCAACAAAATATTCGGGCAGAAACTTAAGCAAGAAATTTGTTGAGCTTTTTGAATCAACCAGAGAGAAATTTGATGAAGGCTTAATTGATATTCCTATTGCTAATAAGTACTACCGTCTGAAGCAATACCAAAGACAGCTTGATAGAACTAGAAACGTTAAAACAGCGCTAAAAATTCTAGAACAAGCTGCAAAAGATATTGGTGGACAATTTACTAATCGCCAAGAAATTACAGGCAAAGACGGCGGACCATTACAAACGGTTAATTCGGATGTGCCTGTTCCAATGGAAGAGTATTTAAAAGCGCGGAGGGAGGTCTTAGATGAGTACTGATGCGGCTCGGGATAAAGCCATCCGGATCGAGGCGCAAGAAGATTTATATTTCTTCACAAGGTACATGTTTAAGGAGCGCCGTGGTTATAAATGGATGCAAAATTGGCACCACTTAGAAATCTGCGAAGCTTTAATGAAAGTTTATCGCGGAGAGATAAAGCGGTTAATTATTAACGTTCCACCACGATATTCTAAAACTGAAATTGCTGTAATTAATTTCATGGCTTGGTGTTTTGGTAAGAATCCAGACTGTGAGTTTATTCATATCAGTTACTCGGCAATGCTTGCCGCAAATAATGCCTTCCAAATACGAACTCTTGTACAAGAAGAGGCGTATAGAAAAGTCTTTCCTGAGCTTACATTGCGTGATGATAGTAAGGCTAAAGACTTCTGGAGAACTTCTCAAGGCGGTGTCTGCTATGCGACAGGTACAGGCGGTACGATTACTGGTTTTGGTGCGGGTAAACTTCGTGATGGGTTTGGTGGATGCATCATTATCGATGACCCACACAAAGCGCATGAAGCTTCTTCTAAAACAATTCGAGAAGGGGTAATTGATTGGTTTCAGAACACACTCGAATCGCGTACTAACTCGCCAGATACGCCGATCATTGTGATTATGCAGCGACTTCATGAAGATGATTTAGCTGGATGGTTGCTAGGTGATAGAAAAGACGGCGTTCCTGTAGCTGGTGGTAACGGTGAAGTATGGGAGCATCTATGTCTTTCAGCTATTCAAGAAGACGGATCCGCACTGTGGCCAGCAAAACACAATATCCAAAAATTGAGGCTAATGGAGCAAGCAGCACCATATGTATTTGCCGGGCAGTACCGACAAATGCCATCACCGCCAGCAGGCGGTTTTTTTAAGCCCGACAATATTCAAATTGTTGAGGCTTTGCCTGCAGATGTATTGAAACAAGTTAGGGCTTGGGACTTTGGGGCAACCGAAAATGAAGGCGACTTTACAGTAGGTGTGCGAGAAGCTCTAGGCGCAGATGGTTTTACTTACATTGTCGATGTTACAAGAGGACAGCTTGGTCCAGACAATGTGAATAAGCGTTTAGAACAAACAGCAAAGCTAGATGGGAAAAAAGTTTCTGTGCGTTTACCACAAGACCCCGGTCAAGCAGGCAAATCGCAAGCTAATTCATTTGTGAAGCTTCTTGCCGGTTATAACGTGATAGCCAAACCAATTTCAGGTGACAAGCTCACACGGGCACAACCATTTGCGGCCCAAGTTAACGTGGGAAATGTACGAATGCTCAAAGGTGAATGGAATAAGGATTTTATTGATGAGCTTCGTCATTTTCCTAATGGCACACATGACGACCAAGTGGATGCAGCTTCAGATGCGTTTAATGAATTACATGAAGGTTTTGAAGCCTTCTTTGCTGATATGGGATTTGCTCGATGAGTGATGTAACTTTTCAACATGCTGAATATGTTAAGAACTTGCCATACTGGCAAAAACTTGATGATGTTTGTGAAGGTGAAGATGCAGTTAAGGCTAAAGGTGAAAAATATTTGCCGATGCCAAATGCACATGATAAATCACCTGCAAATAAAAGCGCTTATGAGGCTTATCTTACCCGTGCAGTCTTTTATGAAGTAACAGGGACTACATCAAATAGTTTAGTTGGAGCAGCTTTTGCAACAGATCCAAGTTTTAAATTTCCTCCCGAGCTTGCTCATTTAGAACGTAATGCGAATGGAGCCGGTTTAAGTACTTATCAATTGGCTCAAAATGGAATTCGCCACTTATTGAAGCATTATCGTTGCGCTTTATATGTTGATTATCCCGATGTGCCACCAGCTCGTAATCTAGCGGAATTTAAAGCGCAAAAAGCCTATCCAATGATTCATTTATTGAATGCCATAGATGTAGTGAATTGGGATTCAGTAATGGTCGATAACCAGAAAAAACTTTGTCTCGTAGTTATCCGTGAATTTAGGTCTGAGCGCGGTGCTGATGGATTTAGTAAAACCGAACAAGAGCAATATCGTGTACTTCGTTTAGAGCAAGAGGGAAATGGGGAATATATTTATTCCGTTCAGGTGTACACAAAGGGAGAAAAGGGCAATTGGCTTGGTGGAGAGAAGAAATTTCCAACGGATTATAATGGTAATTTTTGGACTTATATTCCATTTACCTTTGTAGGAGGCAATGATAATTCTGAAGAGATTAAGAAGCCGCCATTACTTCCTTTGGCCAATCTCAATATAGCCCATTATCGTGACAGTGCGGACTTTCAAGAGTCAGTTTTTTTTATGGGTCAACCTCAATACTATGCGAAAGGTGTTAATTGGGAGTGGTATGACCAAGCGAAGAAACGTGGCATCTATATTGGCGCGAAAGTTCTTTTGCCTTTACCTGAAAATGGTGGATTAGGAATTGTTCAAGCCGACCCTAATACTCTTGCCCGAGAAGCGATGAAAGATAAGTGGGAAAAAATGAAGGAGATGGGGGCGCGTTTAATTGAGAAGGGTACTGCGGGTAAAAAGACCGCCACCGAAGCGAATAGCGATGACGCCGTTCAGCATTCAGTTCTTTCGCTCTGTGTAGTCAATATGAATGAAGCCTTGTCAGCAGCATTACGATGGGCAGCAAAGTTTGTAATGCCAGATGTTGATGTTCTCTCTAAGGACGAATTGGTATTTGAAATTAGTCAGGAATTTAACAAGCAAGGTTATTTAGCTGAGTTAGCTAGACAGTTATTTGAAGCAGCTTTACAAGGCCGATCTTCATTTAAATCATGGTGGGAATACAACCAAACAGGTATGTTCCCTAAACAAAAATATGAAGAAGAGCTACAGAATGTTGAAGCAGAGCAAGATGGAACTTTAAATCAAAGGTAGAGTGAGATGGCAACAGATATCAAAAAACTATTTGAAGCACTCACTCAGCACCAGGCCTACCTTTATCGTGCTTCATCGAAAACGGTAAATGAGCTATTGGCTTTATTCAATGATGATACGAGCAAGATGCTTTCTAAGCTTCGGGATTTATTGGATGAGCTTAATGAGTCGGAGAAAGTTGCTTTAGCTGGTGGTAAATATACAACTTCGAACTTAAGGGAAATTAGGGATTTGATTTCCCAATGGTTTGCCAGTGTTAATTTAGCATTACCTGAAGCTTTTGCCGTTTCTGCTACGGCGCTGGCTGTTTATGAGGCTATTTACGTAGCCAAGCTCTATGGAGCAAAAATTAATAAGCCTGACGGGGAAAAACTATTTTTATCCGCCAAAAAAGCTCCGTTGGCAGGTGGCGCTCTTGTCGATGATCTTCTATCCAGAATTGCTGAAAATGCCCGTCAAAAGGTTGAGTATGCAATTCGAGATGGTATTAATTCAGGCAAAACTAACCAAGAAATTGTTCAGCGCATTCGTGGTACCAAACGGCTTAATTATGAGGATGGCATTTTAAACGGTACCAAGACGGATATTGAACGTACCGTAAGAACTGTACGGAGCCATGTAGCCAATCAAGCCTATCTAAATAGCTTCAACCAAATTGGCTTTGAATATGTCCGATTTGTTAGCGTTTTAGATGGCCGAACTTCTAAGCTTTGCGCTTCATTAGATGGTTCAGTGTGGGAAATAAATGATCCGGCAAAGCGAGTGCCGCCGTTACATCCTAACTGTCGCAGTATCTTGGTTCCGGTCGAGAAGTACGGTCAACTTGTTGGCGAACGGCCATTTGTAATGGACGAACGTAGAGTTAAAGACATCCCCAAAGAAGAGCGAAGCCAGTTAATAGGACAGTTAGATGCAAACACCACATTCAAAGAGTTCTTTAAGAAAACAGATGATTTCTTTCAAAGGGAGTGGCTAGGGCCAAAGCGCTTTAAGCTCTATAAAGATGGGAAATTTGATTTTGAAAAGTTCTTTGATCCTGAAGGCCGTTTCTATAGCTTAGATGATTTGAGAAAGTTGGATGAAAAAGCTTTTAAAAAGTTGGGTCTGTAATTTTTCTTATGTTATATTTTTTAAAACATCAGAATTTATACAATATGAAAACAATAGCTTTTGTATGTCTAACCCTAATTTCCATCACTTGTTTAGCTGAACCAAGTCAAAAATATCTTAAAGAATATGATCGATTGTCTGAAGCTTTGGAGTCAGCAATGGCAAATGCATATTCTTTTGATCCTGCAACTGGTCAAGTAAAACAGGCTACTCAAGATTTAGAAGCTAAAAATAATTTATGTAGAGCTGCCCAGGCGAAACTAAACCTCACCACGTTTTTAAAAGACAATTTAGAGGAATCTAAAGAGCTTTATAAATCTATTGATGGTGCAGAGACTCTAGATAAAAATTATCTTAGTGGACAACAGCAGGAACAACAAAATCTCGTTTCAAATTTGAAAAAAGACCTTGTTGGAACTGGATTTAACTGTGAGTAATTATTGCCGATTACAGGTAATTCTAAACTCACTTAAGACACAATTTTCACCTATATAAGCGCCCAAATGGCGCTTTTGTCATTTATGGAGTTTGGCTTATGAGTGAATCAAAAGTTAGACATTTGGTACTTAAAAGAGTTTCAGATAAATCTTCTCATCTTGCTCTTTGTGACGAGGAAACAGGTATTCCATTAGCTGGATTAACCGCTGTAAAAATGAATTGTAGTGTTTTTGAGGGTCCAGCGACTATCACGGCAACATTTGATGTAGGTGGTCCTCAAGGCATCCGCTTAGTTGGTGATGAACCTAGACAAAAGGTTTGGGGTGCAAAGGAAACGTAGCGAAAGGTACTACAAATGCCTGAAAAGCAAATCAATATGTCAGATGCTCAATATATTCTGAGCACAAAATGAATTCTGGTGCCATTTCTTCAAATTAAGGTTTCAAGCCATGGCAATTTATGGTTTTACTTTTGAAAGATTAAAAGCAATTGCACTCATCAAATAGAACTTAATTTTTAACCATAGCACCTTCGGGTGCTTTTTTTGTGAGAAGAAAATGCCAAGCCCTATTATCCAATATTTCCAATACGAACATTTACCTGAACATTTGCAGCAAGTTAGTAAGCCAATTGGTGATTTAGCTCGGCAAATGGATGAGCAACTTCCTGACGGGCCTGAAAAATCCACAGGATTAAGAAAGCTACTTGAAGCAAAAGATGCATTTGTACGCCAAGCTTTAAGTAAATAATCATTTATAGAAATGAAGCGTCCTAAAGGGCGCTTTTTTATTGCCTGCCGAAAGCGGATGCCAACGGCGAATCCGGGCGGATGCCCATTTTGTATATATAGGTTGGATGACCAATGAAACTTAAAACAGTAACAATCGACGGTAAAGTTTATGCGGAAGTAGACGGTGATAAGCCGATCTATATTCATGATGATGGCAAAGAAATGCCACATGATGCACCACACTCGGTAGCAACAATTGCACGCTTAAACAATGAAGCTAAAACACATCGTGAAGCCAAAGAAGCAGCCGAAAAAGCATTAAAAGCTTTTGAAGGAATTGAAGACCCAGCGGCAGCTAAAAAGGCATTACAAACAATCCAAAATCTCGATGATAAAAAGCTGGTGGATGCCGGTGAAGTTGAGAAAGTGAAAGCTGAAGCTATCAAAGCAGTTGAGGAAAAATATGCCCCGATTGTTGCGCAACGTGATGCTCTAGAAGCCTCTTTACATAAAGAACTTATCGGCGGTGGTTTTGCTCGTTCTAAGTACATTCAAGACAACATTGCAGTACCTGTGGACATGGTTCAGGCAACCTTTGGTCATCACTTCAAAATCGAAGAAGGCAAGGTGGTTGCATATGATCCGAACGGCGAAAAGATTTATTCACGTGTCCGCCCGGGTGAACTTGCAAATGTTGATGAAGCTTTAGAGTCATTGGTTGGTGGATACCAGCATAAAGACTTAATTCTTAAAGGTGGTAAAGGAACTGGTGGCGGTTTTCAAGGTGGGGGCAAAGGTGGAGCACCTACTGGAATGAAACGCAGTGAAATGTCTGTTTCTCAGAAAGCAGATTACATCAAAGAACATGGCAATGATGCCTTCCTAAAACTACCGAACTAATCATTAAATATTTGGAGATAAGTAGTTATGACTACGACAGTTAATTCCGACATGATCATCTACAACCAACTGGCCCAAACAGCGTATTTAGAACGTTTACAAGACAATTTGAATGTCTTTAATGAAGCTTCCAATGGTGCGATTATTTATCGTAATGAAATCATTCAAGGTGACTTCAATAAAAATACATTCTACAAAGTTGGTGGTAGCATTAAACATCGTGATGTGAACTCCAATGCAAAAGTAACTCCGGAAAAAATCGGTGCAGGTGAGTCTGTAGGTGTAAAAATTCCATATAAATATGGTCCTTATGCATCAACTGAAGAGGCATTTAAGCGCCGTGCTCGTACACCAGAAGAATTTGCTATGGTTGTTGGTTACGATCTTGCAGATGCATTGGTTGCAGGCCGATTAGAGTACAGTTTAGCTTCTTTAAAAGCTGCTATTTCTAGTAATCCCGATATGGTTGCGAAAGGAAGTATCGTTGTTGATGGCCGCAAAGCATTAACTCGTGGTATGCGAAAGTTTGGTGATAAGTTTGGCCGAATTGGCTTATGGGTGATGAACTCAGATACATATTTCGATATTGTCGATGATGCTATCACTAAGCAAATTTACGGTGAATCTGAAATCGTTATCTATGGTGGTTTACCAGGAACCTTAGGAAAGCCGGTATTGGTGACGGATGCTGTAGGTGATAACGATGCTTTTGGTTTGCAGTATGGTGCTGTAACTGTAACTGAATCACAAGTACCGGGCTTCCGAGCTTATGACATCAATGATGAAGAAAACTTAGCAATCGGTATGCGTGCTGAAGGTGCATTTAACCTAGATATTCTTGGTTATAGTTGGGATACATCAAAAGGTGAAAATCCTGATCTTACATTACTTGGTTCAAGTGCTAACTGGATTAAATATGCAACCAGCAACAAAATGACAGCAGGTACCTTACTTGATTTATCAGGTACAGCGACAACTGGTTAAAACCTAAAAATTAAAACCGTAAGAGGGCTAATAAGCCCTCTTTTTTATTATTAAGAGAAAAGCGCCATGAAGATTATCTATACACGCATTGCAGCACTGGCTGCATTAGAGACGGGCATTATTGCTAACCCTGACTATTATGAAACCCCAAATCTGAAAGCAAAAGAGGTAATTATTTACGGTAATTATCCAAAGATTCAAAAGGATTACGAATCTTTAGAAGTTCCAGTTGAAGTTCGCAAATTGGAAGAACCTGCAAAAACAACTTTGGCCACTGTAAATGTAGCGGTTGGAATTACTCCAGAGCTGCAAGAAGTCATTGATCAAGCAAAAGCTGACTGTGAAAAGGTTATTGAAGAAAACGGGCAACTTAAACAGAAAATCGAAATCTTGGAACAAGCTAATGGTGATAGTTCAGAGTTAATTTCTGAAAACACACGTTTAAAAGATGCAGTACTCCAAGCTGACAATGCTACTAAAGCGGCTGAAGGAAAAGTGGTAAGCATTCAAGCGGAATTTGATGCTTTTAAAAATGATGTTGCTGCTATGCAAGCGCGTATAGCTGAATTGGATGCTGGAAAATCGGCAGAAAACCCAGCTACAGAAACGGCAGCTAATGATTTTGAAAACTGGTCAAATGATCAATTAAAAGAGTATTTGGCTAGTAAGAACATTGGCTACAAGCCGTCTGCAACAAAAGCAGAACTCCTTAAATTAATCCCTAAGGAATAATGCAATGAGCTTTATTACTGTAGATGACGCAAATTCAATTTTGGGCAGCGATTTTGCACCAGACAGTGATAAAGCTCGTCTGGTAAAGCTGGCTAATGTATGGATGAAAAACAGAATTGGTTTTGTACCAGATCCTATTGATCCACTTCTTAAAGATGCTGCATGTGAAATTATCAAAGGAATTCTGGCCAAGGTAATTTATAACGGCAAAGACCAGCAGTTGAAGCGTAAGAAAGTTAAAGCTGATTCTGTTGAGTCAGAAAAAGAATATCAAGACGGATCTGAAGCAATCTCTAGCTTTGAACAGATAGCAATTGATTTTATTGATTCACTTGATTTGAAAGATCCAAATGCAAGTTTTAATGGCTTTGGCATACCACTTTACAGGGCATGATATGGGCTTACGTGACGAAATTCAGGCAGATATTGCTGAAGCATTTAATGCAGATTTAGCGGACGCCGTTCATTCATTTACTTGTGAGCGGATCTCAAAAACTAATTGGGATCCTAAAACTGAAACATATGTTGAAGTTAAAGAAAACTATTCCGGCCGTGGTGTTCTGTTTGGCTCTTACAGTCAATATGAGATTCAGACGCTTGGAGTCCTGGCCACAGATAAGAAGGCTACCGTGCTTCAAAATGAAGTGTCCATGACACCTAAAATTGATGATGAATGGCTAACAGCTTTAGGCTCATTTCGAGTTATTCATATTCAGCAAGATCCGGCCAGTACAATCTGGAAATGTCAGTTGAGGAAGGTTTAAATACTTGTTCTAATATCCTTCTAAATTAGGGGGATATATGGCCAGTAGAAAATTAGAAGATAAAATTAAACGAGTATGTTATTTCGTTGGTGGTGGAGTAATAGGCTATTTGTTAATTAGTTTTATTATTTTAAGTTCATTTCCATGGAATCATTATTTACTTGATAAAAAGCAAGCATACGATGTTTTAAAAGATGCATTCACAATAGGTGCAGCATTTCTTGCTCCAATTGCAGCATTTGTTTTATTCAATGACTGGAGAGAACAACATGTAGCTGTGAAAAATGAGAAATTGAGTGAGGAGATATTAAGAATAGTAACTACTGATTTTTTATCATTTTATAACCTTAACCCCAGATTAAAAGCAGATGTAGAAAAGTTTAATGAACAGCAAATGCAATTCCATAGAGATGTAGCAAATCTCTTCTTAAAGGTAGATGAAATTGATGCAGTAGATGATCAAGCTATAAGTTTTAAGGAAAATATTAAGAAGTTAGATGGTGATTTTTTGGGTTTGTATCTGAGTTTATTTAAACAAATTGAAATTGTAATTGAATATGATGCAATTGCTGAATTTTTAGATACAGAATCACTCTCTAGAAAAGAAGAATTAAAAACTGATTTGGATAAATACGCAAAAGAAAATGAAATCCACTATACAAGAATTATGGAAGTATTTAGAAAACTTAAACCGTTACAAGTTTCATCATGATTCCCACTTCGGTGGGTTTTTTATTGGAGTAATTATGACTTGGACTGCACATGAGGTCTATGACAGCTTTCAGGTTGTACCTGATGATGATTTAAAACCTCATTCATTTTTTCACTGCGAATGCCATCCCGAATATGTGGATGGCATTTTTATTCATAATGCATTTGATGGCAGAGAGGCAACTGAAATGCCTTTGCTAAGTTAAAAGGTAGACCATGGTTAGCACAGATTACGTACCTTTATGGCATATCTCACCTTTCCAACATGTTCAATACACGCTTGCCAGAAATCAGCTTCACATGGATTTGTTATTCGAGGACATGAATAACGTTGATAAGTTCTTGTCTGTTGAAAGTGCAGCCGCTCAAGTTGATTTCTATTCCGATGGTTCTTATGCAGTTGTTCAGTTGGGCGATACTTCAGAAAGGAAATTAATAGAGATATATGGTTTGCTTTTACATGAAGCTGTACATGTTTGGCAGAAGGTTAAGAAGTTAATGGGAGAACGAGAACCGAGCTCTGAGTTTGAAGCTTATTCAATTCAGGCGATCGCTCAAGACCTTTTTAAAATGTATGAAGAAAGCGAGGTGAATGATGGGATGGAAGGGGAAAAAGCCAACTGAATTTAGTTTTGATGTGGCTAAAACAGCAGAGGAAAAGGTAAAGAAAATTACAATGGATGCTGTTCAGTCTTTAGTGGTTTCAAGTCCTGTTGATACTGGCGCTTATCGTGCTTCGCATATCGTTTCAATTGGATCTGGTGATTATGGTGTCCGTGGACCTGAAACTAACCCAATTCAAGATGCTGCTATTCAAGCTGTAAAGATTAAATTGGGTAATTTAGTCTATATACAGAACAACCAGCCTTA